TGTGGGTAAGTATGAACTAGGTACACGCAGTCCTCTTGCTAATCTATTATTAAAGTATTTTAAGTCATCGATCTCGCCTAAGTTCTGTCCACCTGGGAGAACTTCGATAGATGATCCTCTACCTTCTGATGTAACTGGGAAGAAGTAATCTTCATTCATTGATAGTGGATTATATGTAGCATCAACTACAGACTGTCCACCGTGAATACTTGGAATACGTCTTTGATGAATCTCGTTTTTAATTCTATCTACGAATGCCATTGCTAAGTGACTAGGCATGTTACCTACGTCAATCTTAAACATTCTACGTTCTGGCGCACGTTGTACACGATAGATTAAGATAGCATCTTCTAATAGTTCTTTCTGTTTATATACTTTAAAGATGTTCTCTAAGATTGATTGTCCGAAAGGCCAGAAACGATCTAAGCCTTCTGTTAGTGACAAGTGAACAACATGATTAGAATCGATTGCTGATTCTGCTTGTCCTAATGTAAATCTACTACCTGATGTGTTGTATGGCATAGATGGGACTGTATATCCGCCTCCACCTGCTCCGCCACCGCCACCAGTACCACCTAATCCTGTTGTTGGGTTAGCGGCAAAATCTGTGTTTGTTTTCTGTGCAACTGTTAAGTTCTGTAAGTTAATGTTTAAGTCTTTAATAACATACTGCTCAGGAAGTTTACCTTCACTCTCATTAACAATAACTTTAATGACTTTAACCATGTCAACCCAGTAGAGTTTAAAGTTCTCTGGATCTCTTACAAAGACTTGATCTCCGTACTTGATGACGTTTCTGAACATCTTAAACATACGAGTATCAAATTCATTTAACTTACACCATTGTTGTAACTGCTTAGATAACAAGTCCATCTCATGTGGAGTAGGCTCATCTCTAAACTCAAAGTTAAATGGTGTGTGATTATGATCATTCTTTTGTGTGCTGAATTCTGCAATGATATCTAAACACGCATTAATCTCAGCATCAACATCCATCATCTCGTACTGATTATATCTTTCTATTCTGTTAGGATGTCCTGTGTAAACTTCAGGAAGTCTACTCATGTAATTCTTGTAGCCGAAGTCAGTATTTGAATAACCTTCTTCTGAAGCACCTACACCATTCCAAGACCCAGGATTACTGTTGCCTCCCGATATCGGACTTGATACTCCGCTCTTGTTTAAAAATTTCTTTGTATATGCCATGTGGTATAGGTTCTCTTTATATTATATATTTAGTTAAACTGACGAGTTGATTGCAATTTTTTGGGTACCGTCTGCTGTCTCTGTTGTCGCATTGTCAATCCTAGCCAGTTTCGCAATCTGCTGTTCTTGCAGTGCTAGACTACGTTTTTCATATTCAGTCATTTCTCCACTACCAGTATCAGTTTGGGCAAGTTGACCGTCTCCTGTATCTTTTTGATAATGAAAGTCATCATCTTCTGTTGGTTCAGGTGCAATATCAACGACTGGTGCACCTAAGGCTGCTCCAGATGCATCTACTTCGCCCATCATCTCAGCAAAGTTGGCATCTAATTCTGATCTTAATGCTTGCCCTGCTTCAGTAGCATAAGGATCTGATTGTGTATATTCTTTTGCTTCGTCTAAATTATCAAAAAGTTGTGCCATGACTTGTGTGCCATCTTCTCCAACTTGTGCGGCACTTGCTCTAAACTTACCACTTACTTCGTCTACTGTGACTCCATCAGGAAGCATATTACTAGCATATCCTCTTTCTTGCTGTATATCTCTAGTTTTAGCCAGTTGTCGTTCTAATGCTTCTTTTTGAGTGTCGTTTTTAAAATCACCTTCTTCTAATTTTTTAGCAAGTCTTTCTTCTTTCCTTGCCATAAAGTCTTCATGTTTTTTACTACCTTGATCACCATCTAATTTCTTTTCTAAGTCTGATGTAACTAAAGTTTTTGCAGTAGTGTCAGCAACTGCTACCATATCTTCAACTACTTTAGTTGTTGCTAATAGTTGTTCTGTATCGACTAGTCCTTCAGGTGCACCAGTTCCAGTTTCTTTAAGTGCATTGGCAACAACTTCAGGTGTAATTTGTTCTTTAACGGCTTCTTCTTTTGCTTTTACGACTGCAACTCTTTCTTTTTCTGCTTGTTCTTCTGCATCTCTTTTTGCCGTTGCTTTTAAATCTGCTTCAAATATTTTTGCTAGATTTTCAGGAGACATGTCTAATGTTCTACCTGAATTTTCGTCTGGCTCTTTAACCTCTGCTACTTCTTTTTCTTTTTTATCTTTTTCTTCGTCTTTTTCAGCATTTGCTTTCATCAAATCTAACTGTTTCTGCACTAGTGCCGTGTCTGCTTCACTTAAATCATTATCATATAGCATAGCCTCAAGCATTTCTTGTGAGAGAGAACCATCGTCTCTCATTTGGGCAAGCATTTCAAAGTTTACTTCACTATTACCAAGCAAGTCTTTGTCATATAGACCTATCTTCTTTATTTCCTCGTAGTTGTCATTATATGCTTTTTCTAAACGTTCTGCTTCTTCTTCTTGTAATCGTGTTTGTTCCTTAATAGCATCTCTGATCTCATTATATTTGTCTTTTTCTTCATCAGTCATTAAAGCATATTCAGCATCACTAGCCTCATACATTTTTAAGTCTTCTGGACTTAGATAGTTTTCTGCTATTGCACTTCCGCCTTTGGCTCCACCGTATGCTCCTAAGGCTCCGCCGATAATACCACCAATTGCTGTTCCAATGATTGGAATAAACGAACCTATGGCTGCACCTGCGGCCGCACCTGCAATGGCTCCACCAGTACCGCCGATTGCTGTACCAGCACCACCTCTATTGGCTTGTTTAGTGTCTATTTCGTGCTGTTCTTTGGCACGTTGTATTTCTGCTTTTGATGAATCTTCTGCAAGTAATACTTCATTAAGTTGGGCATCTGCTTCATCTCGTCCTTCACTTGCTTCTGAGAATCCACTATATATAGACATTCCTGCGGCTAGTGGTGCGGCAAATCTAGTTGCACCTTTTGTTAAAAAGTTTTTAGCGGCTCCTAACCCTCTTCCTACTTTACCACCTTTGCCACCGGTAAACATATCTAATATGCCACTTCCTGCGCCAGATCCAGCCATACCATATAATGATGTTGTCGCAACTCCTAATGCTAAAGTAAATCCACCTAGAGCAAGAGTTCCTAATCCTAATGCACCTGTAAACGGATTAATCGCATTTAAAAATTCATCTGCGGATGTTCTAACATTAGTTTCAAATACTTGTAATTCAGCGGCTAAATCTTTTTGTGCATCTTTACCTTTTTCTGTAGATTCTGCTACTTCATCAAAACTTTCTAATACTCTGTTTACAGCATCCTCTTCAGACATAAACTTCATTGATCTGTCTGTTGTTGTATCATTGATGCCTACTGCGGCTCCGATCTCACTTGCATTAGCGGCAAGTTCCATAGACTTACCGAACCTATCTACGTTTCGTCTAACACCACCTACTAGTTCACCTGTTGTTTCAGCAACTGCTTGTCTGTATTCATCTGAACCAGCAGTTAAGCCTGCAAATCTGTCTTTGAGTTCTGCGGCGTTAAGTCCTAAGTTTGCTAGTTCTTTTGTATTCTCGTCAAATGCACCGGTACCGATAACATTCATTACTTTGGCAGCCATATCTTTGCCTAATAAACCTGCAAATTGGTTACCAGCATTCTGCTTCTATTGATGCTCTTTTTTCAGCAGTAATGTTGCCATCTAACTGTTTCTTAAGTCTTTCAATATCATTTTGATCACGCATATTACGAATTTTATTACGTAAGTCTGCTTGGACTGCGGCTTGTTCTTCTTTAAGTTGACCGGCTTGAATACCTGTTAACTCTGATAGTGTGTTTAATGTTTTTGCATACTGCAATGACTTAATACGAACATCTTGTTCAGTCATTTCTCTGGCTTGCATATTAATACCAGATGTTCTTTGTAGTTCTATATAATATAATTGTTGTTCTTGGGCTTCTCTTAGAGTATACCCGTATCTACGCATCGTTCTTTCTTGTTCATCAGATAATGCAAAGACTTCCATTAAGTTTGATAAGCCTTCTGATGTTCCTGCACCAAATGATGCTAGTGCTTGGGAACTTTGTGTGATCATAACAGACATTTCAGCCAGATCGCCTGCACTTGCGCCTGCGGCTCTTGCTTGTTCTGCTAATTCTTGGGTGGTAGTATCAACTATAGCACCCATTCTGTTCATTTCTTTTGCAAACTGATTCTGTGCATCAGCCTGCTTCATTGTTATAACTGTAAACTCAGTTATTATGTTTACTGCATTGCCTATTACTTTACCAAATCCACCTAATGCGTCTCCGGTTTGTTTTGCTGAGTCTCCAAAACCTGATACTGCTTGACTATATTTGTCAAAACCCTCAACCCCTGAAACTAATGCACCTGAAAAACTAACAACTGCACCAGTAGCAATTCGTAATGCTCCTGCCATTTTCTTAGCAGTTGCTTCTATATCATCATTGGCTTGGGCGGTTTTCTCGCCTTTCTTTGTTTCTGCTATAGATGTTCTTTCTGCGGTTTTCTCCAATTCTTCTGCGGATTTATTAAGTGAGTTAGAAGTGTCATTCAATGTACGAGATAAAATATCTAGGTTTCCAGATAAGGTGCCCAAAGAGGCATTCATAGAATTTAAATTCTCATTAAATTCTCGCATTTCTTCAGGTGAAAAATCATCCATCTAGTGTTGTCCTATATTTTTAATTTAGCATGGTTTTGGGATACTAAATATATGCACTAGTATTTAGTATTTAAAAATACCGTATTTTATTATGGGGAACATATATGAGCATGAATGAAAATAATCCACTACGACAATTTTTTCGTAGACCGGCAGTACACATCACTTTGCCGTCAGGTGGAGAGAATTACGCACCAGAGGACATCGAATGGCCTGAAAACAAAGAATTGCCTGTCTATCCTATGACAGCAATTGATGAGATAACGACAAAGACGCCAGATGCATTGTTTAATGGTACAGCCATGGTAGATATTATTAAAAGTTGTGTCCCATCAATCAAAAATCCTTGGGCACTATTAAGCACTGATTTAGACACGGTATTAATTTCTATTAAAGCCGCAGGTGGACAAGAGACTATTGATGTAGAATCAGAATGCGAAAAATGCGGAGAACAAGGAACATATGGTATTAATCTACAAGTTCTGCTACAATCATTAGGTGCTGGTGATTACAAAACTCCTTTAAGGATGAATGAGTTAGAAATTTATTTTGCACCCCTAAAGTACAAAGAAATGAATGAAGCAGGTCTAAAGCAGTTTGATATTCAAGCAAAATATAAAAATCTATCTTCTATTGAAGATCAACAAGAACGTACACTAGCAAGTGCTGAAGCATTAAAAGACATTACAGTGTTAACAATGGAAATCTTATCTGAAACAATTGTAAAGATTGTTACTCCAGAGGGAGAGGTAACTGATACTAATCATATACATGATTTTTTAAAGAATGCGGATACAAAAACTTATGAAACTATAAGAGATCATAACACGCAACTTAGAGAGAAATCAACAATTAAGCCTCTTACTATCGTATGCACAGCAGGCTCAGATGATCCATCAAAAGAAGAATGTGGACATGAGTACAAGCAACCGTTTACATTGAACGCATCGGATTTTTTCGTCTAAGACTCCTTTCACTCGACCCTGAAGGGATAAGGGAGTTGATACAAAAATATGAAGAATACACTCAGGGCTTAAAGTCAAACGCCTTGACTTTATCCTGGTACATGCGTGGAGGTGCCACATATGAAGATGTCCTTAACATGTCCCTATCAGAACGCAAAGCCATAAACAAAATAATTGAGGAACACTTAGAAACTACTAAGAAAACTCAAATGCCATTCTTCTAAACACTAGAACATTCTTAAGGGTCTTCAAAGAAGACCCAATTACTCATTCACTTCGTTCATTCGTAATTTCTTATTTAAACGGTAAATCTATTATTTTAAAAGGTTATTGTTTAAGTCTTATTACCTTTTAGAAGCCATGGTAGTGCTATCAAACACTACCACGGTTCAGGTTCTCATTACCCCCTGTCATCCATGTTGATTATCCCCAATCGATTACGTTACTATAATCAATTGCAACCGGTTGCTCTGTAATGTTTACTGGGCTGTAGTTGAGCCAATCATACTAATGAGCATGATCTCTCAGCAACGCATGTTTCATATCATCAAATCAAAGTAGATATGAACTCATTCAAGGTTCGCTACCATAACGATTGCCTTGTCGGTTTATATGTCTGTAAGACACTACTCCAGTTCCGTTGCCCATCACTACAATGGGTTCCTCAAGGAGAGTCGAGTATATATTACGACTATACTATATGTTAAAAGTCTATTTTAGTTGTGGTTGTGTTTAAGGATAGTTGTGACTTGGTGTCAACGGTGGGTTCTGAGTTGGTCTCTGTGTCGCCTGCGTATGCTTTAAATATATCTTTATTGAATTGAAAAAAGTGATCCCAACCAAAGATTACCCAGTCAGCATGTTTGTCTGATGTGTAATAAATGAACTGGTCACTTACGAATGTGTATTTACTCGGAACACATACAAACCGACCTTTACGATTAAACTTCATAAAGAGTACATCAAAATCTCCCTCATCATGCACATCCATTAACTGGTCGAGCCATTCTTCTATGACTCTACATGAGCCTGATAGAAGTTGATGAAAGGGGAAATCTGCATAGAATTTACATTCTACATTTAATTTATAGAAACTTTCGCCAGGAACAATGTCCCCTTTAAAACTTCTAATCTGTCCTTCATGTAAAATTTCTGTACGTGTTTGATTCTTGCCACCTACATATGCACCTGATCCAGGCGCTCTGATAAAACTTTCTTCGTAAGTTTCTGAAAGATATCTTGCGACTTCTCTTTCAAATCCTGATCCTTTATTCTTAGATGGTGATGGCATTATTAGTAGTTATCTCCTTACCACTCGGTGGCATAATTTTTATCTACCCGATGATGGGCACATTTAGTTTGACACTCGTAAGAGTCATGTATGAAGTCGGCTTCCCAGAATTTATCTTTTACAATTTTGGGTAATCTCAATTCATAGAGATTATATTTCTTGCCAATTTCGTTCCATTTATTGTTGTGCCCGTATCTTGTTGCAACCCAACAACATGGATAAAATTCTCCTCTAGCATTAATGTAACTACCTTTATTGCCTATATGACATAGAGGACGTTCATTACCTACTAACTTAGATTCATCGTACAGTTTAATATTTGTCTTCATCCAAGGTTCTTTAATTGTCTTGTCTGTAAATGTAACCACTTCTCTTTCAAATCTATGACTAGATGATAACAGATCATCACGTGGTTGTAAAGCATCTTCTTTCCCATAAGAGTCTTCGTATATCTTACCGAACTTAGTGCTTCTTGTCAATTGAAACGCATCAAAGCCTAACTCTCTTGCATAGTTTTGCATGTCTTCGATCTTATCTTCGTTAAACTTAAAGCCTATTGCGTCCCATACGGTGTAACAGTTAGACTTGTCGTTGATGATAGAGACGCCTGTGATGATGCTAGACCAATTAGAATTGATTCTGTATATATTATTACTCTCATGGTTCCAGCCGTCTATACTGAAGTGTATCTGATCTTGTTCGTCTAATAACTCTGCTAGTCTTGTCCACCAGTCTTCGTTTTTGTATGATCCGTTAGTGACGATAATGATTGCTATACTAGGCTTTATAGATTTGAAATACTGGATGACTTCAATGAAGTCATGTGCATAGATAGGATCGCCATCGTCACCACAGAACGTTAGTTTCTCTACGTGTTCTAATATAAAAAACGCAGGAAAGTTTTGTTTAAAAAAATCTAATTTAAGTTCGGTACTGACTAATGTATCAGGAACTTCTTGTCTAGGGCAACGAGGGCACTTTAATGTACACTTACTGCTAACTTCAATATGCCAGTGCCATAGGGCTAGACTCACAACTCCTCCAACTCCCTTGTCGAGTTGTATGTAGTAAAGCCGTTCTCTTTAATAACTTGTAATACACTAGCAACTCTTCCTGCTAATTCTTCTCTGTGTGATACTAACCAAACTGACTTGTTACGTCTACGTGTCATATCTTTAAGAATAGCCATAGCATTCTCAACACCGATAGTGTCAAGACCTGAGTCAATCAACTCATCAATAAACAATGTATTGATTGGGAAATATAAGTTCTCCCAAACATCTCTGAATGCGAATGATAATCCCAAGATCAATCTGTTACGTTCTCCCCTAGATAAGTTGTCAAAGTCTAACTCTCTACCCAACTCTGTAATTTCTACAGATAAATCATTTTGGAATACGACTTGATGCGGTAGACCCATCTTATCTAAGTAATTTGTCAAACGTGAGTTTAAGTATGATAAGTTTTGATCAATAATCTTTTTACGTACAAATGAATCTTTACTTGTCAATAGGTCTAACAAGAACTTCTGATGATCTCCTAAACGTGACAACTCGTTTATTTTGTCAAAATTGGCTTCCTGTAATGCACTTTCTTCCATTTCAAGTATTTGATCTGTATAAGGATTTTCATCAGATTCTTTACGAGACACTTGCCCCTTAAGGTCTTTGATCTTATTTTTATGTTCAATCGCCTCTGTTTCTGATTGATAAAACAAGGTAGGACGTTCCCCTACTTCAAATAAAGAATTCTTCTCGCCTTCTAATTCTACTTGCACTTCTGCTAGTTCGGTTAAGTGATTAGTATGCTCTACTAAACTTTCTTCTTTGTCTGCTAACACTTGTGTATGTACATCATCATGGAAGTCTTGCCCACAAGTGTGACATTTGTTCTGTTTTAATATCTCTAATTCTTTTTCAAATTTACTGACAGCCTTTGCTTCTCGGTTAACATCATTATTAGTTCTAGTAATCAATTTGTCGATATCTGCATGATCCTTAACTAAAGCATTGTATACAATTAGTTGCTTGTGTCCAAGTAATTCGGCGTCAATATCTAATTCTTCTAGTCTTGTAATTTGATTTTTTAATGTGTCAATGTCTTCTGCTGTCTTGTTATCCCACAGTCTTGCTCTCTTTTTAAGACTGTCTATTTGTTCTTCTATTCGTTTGTTTGCTTCTTCTATTGCTTGTACTTTGAATTCTTCTTGTTGAATTTCTTCCTTGTTGTTCTTAATTGTTATCTTAATCTTTTCTGCTTTCTCTGATAACAACGTTATTCCAAGCAACTGTTCGATAATATCACG